GGCAGTCTTTTCTTTGTAGAAGATTACTTCTGTTCCGATTTGAATGTATCCTTCTTTTCTAGGAAATCCTACAGTAGACGCAACATTAATAGTGGTTGCTGAATTAGATATAGCATTTGTTAAATTGGTTGATGATATTGTATTCTTGTCATCATAGAAATCAATATCATAATATTTTGTGATATTATTGATAATGTCTAATGATTGACCAGTAGACTCTAGATATTGATAATATTTTTCTATAAATTTAGCAAAATTCTCATATTCATCCGAAATGAAATTCGGAAGCTGTGAATCTACTAATAAAGAGAGTTTTTTATCTTGGCTCATTTATCTACTCTGGTCTTACTGTAAAAGTGCTCTTAGAAATATCAACATCTAGATAACATTCTCTTTTTGCGAGAATATCATTTTCTCTTGGAATGACTCTAATTTCAATTTTATTTGTCGAATATGAACCTTTAATGATTGTAAGGTTGAATAGTTTAATTTCTCCTTTCTTGTAATCTACATAACCAACGTCTGGATTCAATACAACTTTTTGTTTAGTCTGAGAGTCTAGTTTATATATTACCATCACGCCACCCCTATCTTCCAGATACACAGTATCGTTTGGATATTCTCTGGTCACAAAACCTGTGCTGTAAACAGTTGATGTATCACATTCAACGTCTAGACTGTTCTGGAAACAAATTTCATAATATGATGGAGTATTTACGATTGGATAAAAATCCTTTCTCAACCTCACCTCAGTTAGATTACTAGTGATTGACGCATCTGCATTATCAATAGAACCAACTACCTTACTGTATCTAAATTTTCCGTTGAATTTCTCAGTTTCCGAAACTGCCAAGTAATTTTCTAAAACTTCGATAACCAGTGAACGAATAACTTCCGAAGTTTTTGTTGTGGATGAAGAATTGTAAAAAATATTGCTGGTCAACTCAATATACAGAATCGATGGGTCAACGATAAAAGGTCTTACCGAAGCTACCGAGTATTTTTTGAGATTTTCTAGAATCTGTCTCTTTGTACTAGGTGTCATAGATTCTGCGTTTCTTGGCTTTACTACAATCTTCACAGTTCCATATTCAGGTGGCATTTCATCTTCACCACCGTAAACATAGACATCCGATGTTGCTGGATATATTTTTCTGATTAGTGCTGCATAGTCTTCCTTTGTTACCGCTCTTTCCTGAGCACTGTAAACCTTAGGAGCATTCTTCTTTATTTTGTTGATGGATTCAATCTCTTCACCGCCACTTGTGTTTTCTGGCACACCAACGATGGATACCTCTGTGGTGAAGATATTTCCTGATTCATCTTCGAGAATACCGTTGAAGACGAAGGAATTCGCTCCATTCGATGCTGGACCAGTGGTTGTTAGATATGTAATCTCAACAAACTCGTTATTCTCTAGTTTTCTGCCAAAAACTCCATCACCAAAAATCAATTCATATTGCTCGTCTTCTATTTCACTGATGAAGTAAACTAATGATGTTGCTGATAAATTCAGAATATTATCTGCCGCTTGATAAAGAGTGTAGGAAGTATTGTTCTGACCTGAGTAAACTCTAACTCGAATAGTCGAAGTATCAATACCCTGATTCCTCAGAATAAATCTTTGTGATGTTGACGACTCATTGACGGTAAAGCTTGTCGTAACATATGTGCCTTCTTTTATCAAGACATTTCTAAATTCTGCAACGCCATTTGTTACAGATGTTCTTACATCATCAATAACGCTGTATTGATATGCACTATCGTCAAAAATCGTTGTAAATGCTGAACCTGCTCTTAGAATAGCAGAAGGTGGTACTGTTCCTTCAAATGCAACGTTAAAATCAATAGTAGTTGACGGAGAGGTTATTGATCTTGGTCTATATCCTAGCTGCTTTGCCAATGATACAACATTGTCTCTCAGTGTGGCGGATTCTAAGAATATCTCATTCGCCACCATGTTTGTATTGAATGCCGTATAATAAGTATTATACGCCAGAAGATCTAGTAGATTGTTGATTACCGAACCTTCATAATCATAATCTAACAAGTCACCATTCGCACTATTTGCTTTCAGATAATCTTTGAGCGTCTGCTTTATCTGCTGGAAGTCTAAATTGTTGAGTTGTGCGTATGGCATGTTATCTAGTTCTCTCTAAAAAGAATTCCATGTTTGTTGGAATGATATCGATGCCCTTGATTTCAAATTCAACTTCTACGTCATAACCATTGTTATCATAATTTGGAAGAACAGTTACGTTTGTTAAATTAACTCTTGGCTCATATTTCGCAATCGCAAGGCTAATTTCATTTTGCAATTGACCAGCAATACCAAAATCCATGTTTTCGAACAGCAGTGCAGACACAGAAGTGCCAAAACTGCTGTTAAAGAATCTTTCACCCTTCATCGTGACTATTAAATTCTTAATAGCCAGTTTAATTGCATTCTCGTTTTTGACTACTAAGAGGTCTCCAGTCTGAGGATGCTTGTCAAATGTTATGCTTAAGTCTTTAAATTGCTTAAATTGGGGCATAAAACACTCTATTTATACTGTTATTTATGCCCCCTAGGTTAGAATATCATGCCCACCACTCTACATAATCATCAAATCCACCTACTCCACCACACTGTCTAGACAATCTATTCTCAGGTGGCTCGTTTTTCTTCTTATCATTTGTCGGAGTCAGCGCCCCATAGTCTGTTATTAGCTTTGTAGTGCCCCAATTTTCCTTCATAAACGAAGAATCTCTATCTACTTGGTATTTTGCCATCTGTTTTTCTCCAAAAAGGTGTAAAACAGAACTTTTTACGGGGTTGCTATCCCGAAATTACCGAGAATTCTCACAAATATTTGGTTTTCTCCATAAAAAAACGCCAAAAAATGGCGTTGAGTGCTCAAATTTTAGTTAACTTCCTTGACCACGGTAGCGTTTCTTCCTACCATTCCGAGAAGATGCTCCCAAATGCGTATTTTTGCTTCGCCCTTGACGAGTAGTTTTCGGTTTGCCAGGAACATAACCCGTTTTTACTAGACCAACCTTTGCTTTTGCCATGAATTACCTCGTAAGACTCTGATATTATACCACTATTTGCCCTTATTTGCAATCTGCAAGTTCGGATGCTGGAAAGGTGCGACGAATATTCGCTTAGTTCCAGGAACCGAGGTCAGCTCAGTGGCATCGCCCTGTACTGCTGGTCTCAGTTTATTAAAAAATACCGTACTATTTCTAGTGGTGACAACAAATCTTAATGCAGGTGTGAGTGGTGGCACACATGGAATTAAGGGATTGTTCGGGACGCCAGACACATCATCGGGCGGAATGGCTTCGTGAATGAATTTTGCTTGCTGCTTGTTGATATACAAGTTAGGTGACGTATACGGAGAAGTCACAGGCTTTGCAGGAAACAAGCAAGGACCATTAACACTCGGACTATCTGGAGTTGTCGGACCAACTAAAAGCGGCATTTATTCTAGTTCCTCTAATTTATTTAGACGAAGATGAAGATTATCCAAAACCTCATCGATTTTCTGATAATCTTCATGCTTCGGTGGTTTGTAATACAGCACAAACTGTTCAGATTGCTTCTGCTCTAACCTTTCGATTCTACTAAGAATTGGATTTGCCAAATCCTTTACCGCCCTTTCGAGACTTTTCACTCTTTGTTCCAAGTCCTTCAAGTACGCTTCCGAGGTCTGGTAAATCTGGAAGCTTGAGGTCAAATTCTTCGGCGTTGAATTCATCTGTAATGTCCTCTCCAAATTTTCTAGATTCTAAAGATACTAGATTATCATCCTCGTCAAAAGTTTTAATTTCAAAACTCTCATCTGGGTCATACAATCCTTCGTACCATTTTGTGGCTACGTCCATCATGTGGTCCGCCAAAGTATCGAAGTCATTAAAGGTTAAGTCTTCTTTAACTTTACCTTCTTTGTCTACAATTGAAAAGTTTACTTTGTCCATATCATTCAGCAGTGTATTCATCGACACGTTCGAGAAGAACGGTGCCGTCCTTGTTAAGATGCCATTCTAGCATATCTCCTTCTTCCCAGCCAACCCTTTCGAGTAACTCTTCGGGAATCGTGAGGAAGTATTCGCCAAAATCTTCGTTGTACTCAACGGTTGATTCGTATGTTGTAGTCATTGTTCATAATGGATAATTATTTTTTATATAGC